TGGCGATTTCATAATGGCTGATGTTTATAAAGCATTAGATCCTACCACATACACAAAAGTATTTGGAGAGCCATGGTTAAAAAAATATACTACTGCTCTGTTCAAGAAACAGTGGGGACTTAATCTTAAAAAGTTTTCGGGACTAGTTTTGCCTGGAGGAGTTTCAATGGATGGCGATGGTATATATAACGAAGCCATGAACGAACTACAACAACTAGAAGACGAACTCATCGGAAAAGGTGCACCACTAGAGTTCTTCACAGGGTAAATAAATGGCTGGAAGAAATACTTACATATCTCAAGGAGTAGCATCTGAACAGAATTTAATAGAGTCTTTAATTATTGAGTCTTTAAAAATTTATGGTCAGAATGTTTTCTATATCCCTAGAACTCAAGTAGCTAAAGATGAAATCTTAGGCGAAGATCCATTATCTAAATTTGAGCAAGCATTTCCTATCGAAATGTATTTCGAGAATGTAGATAACTTAGGTGGGCAAGGTCCATTTATACAAAAGTTTGGATTGTTTAATGAGATGTCTGCTACTCTAGTTGTAGCAAGATCTAGGTGGCAAGAATTAGTTGGGCAACATGGTAATACCTTTGTGCCTAATAGACCGAACGAAGGAGACTTAATTTATTTTCCATTAACTAAAGGATTATTTGAAATTAAATTCGTACAACACCAAGACCCTTTTTATCAACTAGGAAAATTATATACATTTAAAATGGAAGTCGAGTTATTTCAATATGCTTCTGAGAAAATTGATACAGGTGTTGCCGATATTGATAAGTTTGAAGAACTTAAAACTTTCTCACAAGATCCTACAAGGTCAGAGAATATGTTTGTTGATACAATAACATTTACTAATGTCGGTGCAGGTTATACTACTCCGCCAACTCTAACTTTCTCAGGTGGTACTCCTAGTGTCACTGCTACTGCTACTTGTACTGTTGATGGAACTACAGGTAAAGTAAATGGTGTCACTCTTACTAATGTGGGGGATGGTTATAATGCTGTTCCTACAATCGATGTTTCTGCTCCACCAGCAGGTGGTACTCAAGCTGTCGCAGTTGCTACTATTAAATTAAATGTAGATAAACAAGGTGGCTTCGCTGATAACTTAGAACTAGAAACTGAAAGACAACCTGACACTAACGAAAAAGTTGCGTGGTCAGAAAATAATCCGTTTGGAGAATTTTAATGCTCGGAAAACCACCATTCTATCATCAAACTGTGAGAAACTGTATCATTGGTTTCGGCAAGATGTTTTCAGATGTAGAGTTTGAAAGATTCGATAATGCTGGCACAGCACAACAAAAAATATTAGTACCAATCGCTTATGGTCCAAAAGAAAAATGGGTACAAAGATTAGAGCAAGATCCTAGTTTAGAAGAACAAGTATATACTACTCTTCCTCGTATGTCGTTTGAAATGGCTGCAATATCTTATGACCCACTTAGAAAAACTAATCGTATGGGTACTCTTAAGATAAATAGGACTTCTGCTGCAGGTGGTTCAGGTAAAAGGGAAAAACTATTTGCCCCAGTACCATTTAACTTGGATATGCAATTAAACTGTCTTACAAAGACTACAGAAGATGGATTACAAATAGTTGAGCAAATACTACCATTTTTTACACCTGAATTTACTATGAAAATTAAAAATACCGATCCAAAATTAGAAACAGAAACAGATGTCCCAATAATACTAAATAGTACTAGCTTCGTAGATGATTACGATGGAACTTTCGAAATAAGAAGGTTCGTGACTTGGACATTTAACTTTACTTTAAAGATATTATTATTTGGTGGAGTTGATGACACAGGTAATGTAATTACATCTACATTCGTAGATTTAGGCAACCCAGATGAACAACATAAAGCTACTGGCGACCTAAATAATTTACAAGTGACTGACTTGGGTTGGAATGAAACTCAAAAAACAGATTTATAGGAGAAATTATAAATGGCAAAACAAGATTTAAATATTGGTTCTCTAGCCAATGACGGAACAGGGGATACCCTTAGAGATGGTGGAGATAAAATTAAAGATAACTTTAATGAGTTATACACAGCTCTTGGTGGAAGCACTGTTCAGATTGCCATTCCAGCATCTGGTATTACTAATGGTCAGGTTCTAAAATACAGCTCAAGCAATTCTGCATTTGAGCCTGGAGCCGATACTAATGTAAACACTACTTATACTGTATCAGCAGAAACTTCTGGTTCTGATGCATCAATTAGACTAACTGGTTCAGACGCAAGTACTGATAATGTAAATATCGTATCTGGTACTGGTATTAATATTGATAGAACTGATGCCAACAATATTACTGTAAACAATACAGTCACGAATACTACTTACGCAACCTCTATAGAATCTGTCACTGCTGGTTCTAAAGAATTAAGACTAGCTGGTTCAAACTCAGTAAATGATGACATTACTATTACTCAAGGAGATGGTATTGAGCTAACAAGTTCTTCTACTTCTCAACTAGGTATTAAAGCAGTATCATTACAACAGTTTGACTTTACAGCTGGTGATGGTACTAACTATACAGTACAAGGTTCAGGTCTTTTATCTGCTGGCGAAAACGATCCGCAGTTATTTGTATATAGAGGACATACTTATCGTTTCAGACATACGATTGCTGGAAACGCACACCCACTTGACATCGTAGAGTTCGGTACATCTACTGCACCTGCTGCTGATTATATCAGCTCAACTAACGCAACTAGAAACCTTGCTACCACTAACGACATTATTACATTCACTATCCCAATGAATGCTGCAACAGGAAATACATACCAATATAGATGTACTGCTCACCCAAGCAACATGCTTGGTACTATTACTGTTGTTTAATAATCTCCGCAAGGAGGACTAATGGCTACAACTTATTATAATGCAAATCAAAATTTAAAAGCTGTAGGAGTTCCTGTAGAATTTACAGAGGAACAGGTAAAAGAGTACATAAAGTGTAAACGCAACGCAGTGTACTTTATCGAGAACTACTGCAAGATTGTATCTCTAGATGAAGGAGTTGTTGATTTTAAACTATACCCTTGCCAAAGAAAAAAAGTAAAACACATTATGAAGAATCGTCAGACGATTCTAATGGAAGGAAGGCAACAAGGTAAAACTGTCACAAGTGCTGCATGTATATTACATTTTACATTATTTAATGATAATAAAACTGCTGCCATTATGGCAAACAAAGCTACTGCTGCCAGAGAAGTTTTATCTAGATACCAATTAATGTATGAGTATCTACCAAACTGGATGCAACAAGGTGTAGCTGTATGGAACAAAGGGGATATAGAATTAGAAAATGGTTCCAAAATATTTACTGCTGCGACATCTAGTTCGGCGATTCGTGGTAAATCTGTAAACTGGTTGTATATTGATGAAGCTGCAATTATACCGAACAATGTAGCTGAAGAATTTTTTACTTCTGTATATCCTACTATTTCAGCTGGTAAAGAAACAAAGGTATTACTTTCCTCTACACCTCTAGGATATAATCATTTTTGGAGATACTGGGAAGCTGCAAAAGAAGGCAGGAATGATTTTAAACCACTCTTTATACCTTATACTGATATTCCAGGAAGAACAAAAACTTGGGCAGAAAAACAAAGAGCATTACTTGGCGAATTAAAATTTAATCAAGAAGTATTATGTGAGTTCTTAGGATCTAGTGCTACTCTTATAAGTGCTACTGCTATCGGCGAAATGAAACCAAAACCATTTGTATTACAAAGAGATGGTTTAGATATACAAGAAGAGCCGATTCCTGGACATACATATACTTTAATAGCAGATACTGCTAAAGGTGTGGGTGGAGATTATAGTGCTTTCGTGGTGATAGATACTACCGAAACACCATATAAGGTTGTAGCAAAATATAGGAATAATTCTATTAGTCCTTTACTGTATCCAAATATAATACATAAAGTTGGTACAGAATATTATAATGCTCAAGTATTAGTAGAAATAAATTCTAGTGAACAAGTACCTTATATATTACACAACGAATTAGAGTACGAGAATATGATTATGGTATCTCGTACAAATATGGGTCAAAAAATTACTGGTGGCTTCGGCTCAGGTAAATCACAATATGGTGTACAGACCGATAGAAAAATAAAAAGAATTGGTTGCCAAAACTTTAAAACATTAATAGAGCAAGGCAAACTTAAATTATGGGATGGTGATATTATTGGCGAAATTAGTACCTTTATAGAAAACAAAGGAACATATGCTGCCGATGAAGGATACCATGATGACTTGGTTATGTGCCTAGTGTTATTTGGTTGGCTTACCTCTGACCAGTATTTTACTGAATATAATGATGTAAATTTACGAGAAGAGATGTATAAAAACCAAATGAAACAGATCGAAGAGGAACTTACACCTTTTGGTTTTATTAATGATGGGCAGAAATATGACGATGATGAAGAACTTTTAAACTTCTAAATATCGTAAAAAACTAAATAAAAGCATGAGAGTTAAATAAGCTCTCACTGAATTTAATAATTCATTTAATAAGGAGAAACAAATGGCTTTTCAACTCAGTCCTGGAGTAGTTGTCAAAGAACAAGATTTCACTTCAATTGTACCTAATGTGGCGACATCGTCTGGTGCTTTTGCTGGGAATTTTCAATGGGGTCCAATCGAAGACCCTGTTCAAATTGTTTCGGAAAATAACTTAGTAGAGAGATTCGGTCCACCGACTGACGCAACATTTACCAGTTTTTTCACGGCAGCAAACTTCCTATCATATTCAAATAATCTTTTAACAGTACGAGCTGACACAACTGCTGCAAGAAACGCAGTCGCAACTGGTACTGCTGTAAAGATTAAAAACTTAAATGACTACACTTCTAACAATGTTGGTGGGTCAAATAATGTCGGTACTGTTGCTGCTAAGTGGGCAGGTACTAGAGGAAACTCACTCAAAGTAGAAATTGCTGACTCAGCAACTTTTGCTGCTTGGGGTAACAAAGGAAATTTCGACAGAATCCCTGGAACTTCAGCATCTGTTGCCACTGCTGGTGGTTCTGATGACGAACTTCATGTATTAGTAATTGACGAAGATGGTTTATTTACTGGTACAGCTGGAGCAATTTTAGAAACATTTGCTCATGTATCTGCTGCAAGCGATGCTAAAAAGTTTGACGGATCTAATAATTTTTATAAAGATGTAATTAACTCACAGTCAAGATTTATCTGGTGGATGGATCATCCAACTGTCACAGGTACTGCATGGGGTGCTGCTTCAAGTGGTACTACTTTTGGTGACCTTGGTGCAGTTTACTCAGTAAGTCTAACTGGTGGTATAGATACTGCCCCAACTGCTGGTAACATTCAAACTGGTCTAGCAATATTTGCTAATGACGAGTTGTATGACATTTCATTAGTTATGGTTGGTAAAGCAGATGCTGCTACATCAACTTTCGCAATTAATAATATTGCTGAAGTAAGAAAAGACTGTATGGTATTCTGTTCTGCTGAAGATGCTTCAGGGAACACTATCCTAGCAACTGATGCTGACCCAGTGGGCGACATTACTACTTACAGAAACTCATTACCAAGTTCATCTTATGGTGTACTTGATACTGGTTCTAAATACCAGTATGACAGATATAATGATAAATACAGATATGTACCACTAAATGGTGACATAGCAGGTCTCGCTGCCAGAACTGACTATGACCAAGACGCATGGTTCTCACCTGCTGGTGCTACTAGAGGTCAAGTTAAGAATGTTGTTAAACTAGCATTCTCACCAAACAAAACTCAAAGGGATACTTTATATCAAAGTAATGTAAACCCTGTTGTGACATTCCCAGGAAATGGTACACAACTATTTGGTGACAAAACTTTACTAGGATCTGAATCTGCGTTCAACAGAATAAATGTTCGTAGATTGTTTATCGTATTAGAAAAAGCGATTGCGATTGCTGCTAAAGCACAACTATTTGAATTCAACGATGAGTTCACTAGAAATGACTTTAAAAATGCAGTTAATCCTTTCCTAAGAGATGTACAAGGAAGACGAGGAATTACTGACTTTACAGTAGTCTGTGACGGAACTAATAACACAGGCGATGTAATAGATAGAAATGAATTCCGTGCAGATATCTTCATTAAACCAAACAGAGCAATTAATTTCATTACTCTTACATTTGTAGCAAGTAAATCAAGTGTAGACTTTAGTGAAATTGGTGGCTAAATAGAATAAAAGGAGAAAAAACAAATGGCTAATATTGCTGATTTTAAAGCTAACATGACTGGTGGCGGAGCTCGTCCTAATCAGTTTCGTGTAGATTTGGCTTTCCCTTCTTATGTCACTGGTGGAAGAGTTGCTGCTGTACAAGGACAGTTTCTTTGCAAAGCTGCACAATTACCAGCTAGTACATTAGAAAACTTGCCAATCCAATATAGAGGTCGTGCTGTAAACTTTGCTGCTGAGCGTACTTTCGCTCCTTGGACAGTCACAGTTTATAACGACACTGACTTCGGTATTAGAAACGCAATCGAAAGATGGCAAAATGGTATTCAGGAATATGCGACTACAGAAGGTCGTACTAATCCGAATGATTACCAAGCTGACTTACTTGTAACACAACTAGATAGAAATGGTGCTGGAGTAAAACAATATAAATTTGTTGATGCTTACCCACTGTCTATCGGTATTGTTCAGTTGGATTATGACACTACAAATGCTATTGAAACATTTGATGTTGAATTCCAATACAACTTCTTTACAAGTAATACAAGCGAAAGTGGTGGATTAGGAGTTAATATATCAATCGATACTCCGATTGGTTCATTCCCAATCAACATTTAATTATTAATAAAGGTGAATAAATTATGGCTGAATTTTTCGGTTTCGAGATTACACGAAAGAGGAATAGAGAACCACTAAGTCCTGTCGCTCCATCAAAAGATGATGGCTCGACAGTCCTTACAGATGTAAGTGCTTACTATGGGGTCACCCTCGATTTAGATAACTCGATAAAAAGTGAAAACGCTTTAATCAAAAGATATCGTGAAGTTGCTCAATATCCAGATTGTGATGGTGCGATAGAAGATATAACTAATGAAGCAATCACAATTGAGACTGACGCACCCAGTGTCAGTTTAAGTCTTGACGACTTACCTGTATCCGATAATATTAAAGATAAAATGCATGAGGAGTTCGAGGAGATCTACGATCTGCTTCAGTTCGACCATAAAGGGCATGATATTTTTAAGACTTGGTATGTAGATGGAAGATTATACTACCATTTAATTGTAGATCCTAAAAATCCAAAGTTGGGTATTCAGGAACTAAGGTATGTAGATCCACAAAAGATTCGTAAGATTAAAAATATTAAGAAAAAGAAGAATCAACAAGGGATCGAGGTAGTAGAAAGTCAAGAAGAATACTTTATATACAACGATAAAGGTATTACTGACTCAAATACTAAAGGAATTAAACTGAGTAAAGACTCAGTTGTATTTTGTCCATCTGGTAATGTTGACCAAAATACTGGCATAGTATTGGGTCATTTACAAAAAGCTGTTAAACCAGTAAACCAGTTGAAGATGATTGAGGACGCTGTAGTCATTTATAGACTAAGTCGTGCTCCTGAAAGAAGAATATTTTATGTTGATGTAGGAAACCTGCCTAAGATAAAAGCAGAACAATATGTCAACGATATCATGAATAAGTATCGAAACAAAGTAGTTTACGATGCGAATACAGGTGAAGTAAGAGACGATAGAAAACACCTAAGCATGATGGAAGATTTTTGGATGCCTAGAAGAGAGGGTGGTCGTGGTACAGAAATTACTACACTTCCTGGAGGGCAAAACCTTGGAGATATAGCAGACATACAATATTTCCAAAGGAAACTTTACCAGTCACTTAATGTGCCTATGTCAAGATTACAAGGTGAGACTGGATTTACTTTAGGTCGTGCTTCTGAAATTACTAGAGACGAATTAAAGTTTAACAAATTTGTTCAGAGAGTTCAAAGAAAATTTAGTCAGGTACTGATTGATATTCTTAGAGTTCAGTTAATTGCTAAGGGAGTAATGACTGAAGAAGATTTTGAAGAAAGCAGACATCATATAAGAATCGATTTTCTACAAGATAATCACTTTACTGAATTAAAGAATAACGAGTTGCTACAACAACGAGTTGGTATGCTAGGGCAGATTGAACCATACCTTGGCAAGTTCTACTCATTAGAGTGGGCAAGAAGAAATATTTTAATGCAATCTGAAGAAGAGATGAAAGATATCGACGACCAGATTGAAGCAGAAAAAGCTGAACAGGAACAGGATACTGACCAAGGTGGGGAAGTCCCTGATATGGATAGTATGCAGTC